AGTCACCTGGTACTACTCTTGACCATACATGGAATCTCAATTCTATATTTGACCCTGATCTCAGTGGTACTGGTTTTCAACCTTTAGGTCGTGATCAATATGAAGTATTTTATAATCGGTATCGTGTATTAAAATGCAGTATTGTGCTTCGTGTGACTCCTCAGGTCACTGCGCTTGGTACGAATCTTGCGTATAAAGTTATTCTCAACGCGGACAATTCCACATCGTTAGTTAGTAATACTAAAGACACGATTGAGCAGCCACGTGCAACTGTCCATGTTCCAATGAATGGACCTACTTCTAGTATTGTTGTGAAGCGTGCTTGGAATTTATGGAACATCACTGGTGTTACTCGTAAAGAGTATGATGATGATCGGTTTCAAGCATTAATGTCTTCTAATCCTACGGAAAATATTGTTTTACATGTTATCGCTGCAACTGCTTATGGTGACACTGCGTTAGCTGCTACGGATCTCAACTTCAACATGACCATGTCATTTACTACGGAGATGTTCGATCCCAAGACACTTGCAGGTTCATAGATTGCTTATGCGAGCGGGACGCGTAGCGTTGCGCGAGCAATCAATGCAAGACGGGCGAAGCTCGGATGCATTGTTAATTTTAATCAATCTTTTCTTTGTTACATACAATGCACCAACTCGCTAATGTTGGCCATGTGCATGCGCATAAGTTATCATCCCATATAGCTAAGCTATCATTAATGTCCCAGTGGTAAGATATCGTGGATGCATCGCTAATCGATCTCGATACGGGCTGGAGAATCGTCTCTTCGTTTATCGCTAGAGATAGCGGCAGAGATTTCTCTTCTTGACATAACGACAAGTTGTCGATCAGAGTCAATTCGGTAGATATGCCACCTATCCATAGACATAGAGGAGAGATTTGGCATGGTATTACAGAACATCCATATATGTGGACAAGCCATCAACACTTGTGATGTTTCATATTTGGTATTCATAAATAAACCGTTCTTGATACCCTCCATTGCAGATGGAATATCGTCCTTAGCCCAGTCTTTAGGACGAGATCGTGCCAAATCAAAAAGATAAACGTGCCGGTCAGGCATCTTAGATACCAAGTTCAAGATGTCACCGGTACGAGCCCAACCAATTACCGGGGCTTTGAAATGATATGCCATATATTTACAGAATTTACTCTTACCGATTGAACCACCAGGATTATATAATACATTGATAGACCTATCATCTGGTTCAGCATCACACCGATCTTTTATTTCTTGCTGCCAAGGATATAAATTAGTAATAAGATCTTGACCCATATAAATACGATGGTCCGCCCAAGGACCAGCCACCCGTGTATCCGCCTTCATTGCATAGCCACGGAGAGCTGTGATACCTGCAGTTGACGCAGGGCTGATTCTAATTCCATTAACTGATCCATTGAGCGATACAGCAGTCTTTTTAATACTCCCTGGTCTTTGTTTTTTAACAAGATGTCCATATCCTTGATAATGGTAATTATTGACTCCATCTTTGACCGTATTTTCAAGCTGATAAATGAACTTGTCGAAGAGTCCTCTGCAGACATTTTCTATAATAGGTTGATGAGTCTACACGATTTACATGTGAAAACACATACGTGAGGTAAGATGAATCCCAGAAATCATAACATGTCAGCTGCAGCATCTATGTCAGTGTGGGCTTACCTTATGATCAGAATCTGGTACACTCCAACGAAAGTCCACGTGATATATTTGTATTGGTTGTTTCTTTTCTTCTACTTGAGACATGAATGTGTGTTTAAGAAAGATAGAGTAAGTTTGGATTTGTGAACATACATGTTGCGCCAAACAACAACATTGGTGGGTTTGTTTACTAAATGCGCCAAAGAAATCGCTCCCAAGGAAAGCGGACACTTTCTTGGCACCCATCAATCGGACTAGATCTTGGCACCCATCAATCTGTCAATCCATCCAACTTTCTTACAAGCCACCCCCACCCTTACTTAAGGGCGTGAGGAAGGAGCCCCAGCGACTGACGAACCGGGCGTGGCGACACATATTAATTTCTCTTAAAAACACCTCTGGCCAGGCTTTATCTTATTGCTACATCCTTCGGCTGGTGTGGCTGGCTTAGGTATGTAGCCTATAACTTTATTTTTATTGGTAGAGCCAATAGAGCCAAGAGATATATAGTATAGCACTTTTTTGCTCCCCGGCATTCCAGCGTAGCGCCTTAGCAAAAAAGCTAATCACACTTTCAATTTAGCTTTTTCTCTTCTCATGTCTACTACCATTGTCACCACCCCGCGTAAGCGGGCCAGGGGCGTAGGCCCTGTTCGTTCGCCCCGTAGGGCGTTCAAACGATTGAAGTTCGCTTCTCCGACAACTGGTATTCGCAACAAGACTGCAAATATTGCTCGTCAAGTTGTACATGTTGGTCGTGGTCCGGTGGCTCCTAAGACAACGGTGACTCTTAAATACCATGCTGCATGGCAGTCACCTGGTACTACTCTTGACCATACATGGAATCTCAATTCTATATTTGACCCTGATCTCAGTGGTACTGGTTTTCAACCTTTAGGTCGTGATCAATATGAAGTATTTTATAATCGGTA